GAAGAAATCTTATTTAATCGATATAGGAGAAGGCTTTTATCAAAAAAGCTGGGATTCATCTTTAGCAGTTTCAGGTTCAATGAAACTTGCAGCTATTTATGAGGTTGCTTCAGGTTCTTATAAAGGCAAAGATATTGACTATTTATTTTTTAGTGATTTTGAGTCAAAAATATCTACAATAAAACAAATAGAATGTGGTCGTTGGAAGATTGAAAATAATCAAATGGTTTTTTATAATGAAGACGGAATAACACCTTTACTTACTTTTGATTTAAAAGACGTTTTAGGAAATCCTTCAATAGTAAGCGTTTTCGAAAGGGTACCTAGTGGATCGGTTTAAAAATGAATCTTATAACAAGAGGTTTCGGAGCAAGAAATTCACTTATAGTAAGAGGGTTTGGTGGGATACAGCGTTGGATAAAGTATTTAATATCTAATGCTAATATTTATTTTAAAAAATTACAATTAATTATTTCAGATGTTAATGTTTATTTTAAAAACCAACGATTAATTACTTCAGATATTAATGTTAAAGTTTTAAACCAACAGCAATTAATTGTTTCTGATGCTAATGTTAAGACCGAAAGCATTCAGCAATTACTTATTTCTGATGTTAATGTTAAGACCGAAAGCATTCAGCAATTAATTGTTTCTGATGCTAATGTTAAGACCGAAAGCATTCAGCAATTACTTATTTCTGATGTTAATGTTAAAGTTTTAAACAAACAACAGATAATTGTATCAGATATTAATGTTAAAACTGAAAACATTCAACAGACTATTGTATCAGATACTAATGTTAAAACTTTAAATAAATGTCAACAGATAATTACATCAAATGCTGATATTAAAACTAAAAACATTCAGCAGCAGATAATTATATCTAATGCTTTTATAAAAACGAAATTTAGAAAAGCTTATATTTTTCCTTTTGAAGGTAAACGAAGGCATATTCAACCTTCAGATGGAAAAAATAATTAAGGAGAACAAAATATGGTAAAAAAAGATTACACTGAATATGAACGTAACTTAAAAGATTTATCTAAAAAACCTTTATCAAAAGATTTTCAAAAACTTATTTTTCCTCCAGAATCAGATGTAAAGAAATCCGAAGATCATGACCCTTCGGTTTTACCAACTTCAAAATTAAGTATGAGGAAGAAATCAGTGGAAGTTCATATTGATCGCCTTAAAGAAGAGTTATTACAAACAGTAGATAGAGAAGGTGGAGTAGATGCTTTTATAAGTGCTTATGGAGATCCTCTTTTAGAAGGTATTGATAATTGGGCTAATTATCGTGGATATGAATTAGAATATAATGAACTTTCTGTACTCGAAAATTTTCTTTTAGAAAAAGGAAGAACGGAAACAGGATCAAAAAAAGGGATGACTAAAACAAGTGCTTGGGAAAATTTACCTAGAGGATGGACAGAAAAATCTTTAAAATCTTTTTGGAATTCTTTAGGCGGAAAAGGAGAACATAAAGTAACCAAATGTATTGAAAAAATGGAAGATAAAGTAGACAATCCTGGAGCTTTTTGTGCTTCTTTGGAAAGAAGAATTGAAAGTTCTAATTTGGAAGGTAAAAAATTAGCTGTTGGAGATAAAATTTTAACTTCTACTAAAAAGAAAGCAAAAGTTGTTAAGGTTGGAACCGAGTTGGCATTTTGGATGAGTGACGAAGGTGGTGAAAAAGATTTTGGATCTGACTTTGTAGAAGATATAGAATTGGTCGAGCCTGTTGAAAGTACTGTTCCTGTTGAGGGAGGATTAACTAAAGAAGTTCCGTTGGAAGAAAAAGTTGATTTGGGGGAAGAGATATAGTGAAAAGAAAATTTACAGATGACCAAGAGTTACAAATTTGTGATGAATATTTTAGTGAAGAGAAACCAAGTACTGTTACTTTGGGAAAGAAGTTGGGATGTAGTCATACTCTTATTGGAGACGCTATTATAAGAAATGGATATACTTTAAGAGCTCGAGGGGAAACATTAAAAAGTAAAAAACCTTGGAATAAAGGAATTGTTTATCCTAAAGAAATTAATAGGAAAGCACGTATATTTACAAAAGAACAAGAACAACAAATATGTAATGAATATTTTTCAGAAGAGAAACCGAGTACAAAAACTTTAGCTAAAAGGTGGAATTGTTCTAGTTTAACTATTGAACATGTTATTGTAAGAAGTGGATATAAAGTAAGAACTAAAAGCGAGTCTCATAAAGGTAAAAAAGTTTGGAATGATGGATTAACAAAAGAAACAAATGAAAGTGTTAAACAAATGAGTGAGTTGTTAAAAGATAGACATCCTACTGAAAAAACAAAACAAAAAATGAGTAAATCGCACGAAGGACAAATTCCTTGGAATAAAGATAGAAAAAGTTTACAACCAGCGTGGAACAAAAATCTTACTAAAGAAACTGATGAAAGGGTAAAAAGTATAAGTGATCATTGTAAAGGACGAAAAGCTTGGAATAAAAACATTCCTCATTCTAATGATGTAAAAGAAAAAATAAGTAGGAAAGCATCAACTCCGAAAAGAATTCAACAATCATTAAGAAATAGTCATGGCAAGAAATGTTATTATGACAATGAATTTTTCCCTTCTTTACAAGAAAGAGATTGTTATATAGAATTAATAAAATTTGGATTTAAAGTTAAACATAATTTTGAAAAAAGATTTGATTTTTTAGTTTTAATAAATAATAAAAGAGTTGTAGTTGAATTTCATCCTTTTGATTTTAAATTAACTGATAAACAGTATTATACAAAAAGAAGAAAATTGTTAAATGAATATGGATATAAAGATTTAAAATTGATTGTTATAAAAGATTTAAAAGAAATCGAAAACAAATTAGGAAATGAAATATGAAAAAAATTATTTTAACAAAATACTTTTCTTCTCCAAATAAAATGGGTGTTTGCATAAATTGCAATCACAAAAATTGCAGTAATTGTTCTATCGGATCTGTATTTTCTGAGAAGGTTCATAAATTTGCTTCTGATATGCAAAAAATAACTCCTGTTAATTTGGATTTTCGTTATATTCGCTTCAGGGCGATAGGAAATTTGTGTGTAGATGGCCCAAACGCAAACTATGACGGTTTTCCATATGGAGAATTTTTGAGTTCAGAACCAGGATATGGTTATCAGAGCTTTGTTGGGAAGCATGCTTTTGTGGAGCATAATAGCGACAACGTAGAGAAAAGTATTGGATCGCTTCTTGGAGCATATTTAAATAGATTTGATACTTCTAAATATGAACGGGAATGGAATGATCTAACTTCTGCAGAAAGAATAGAAGTGCTTAACAACAGGCCAGAAAATGAGGACGGAAGTATAGAAGTGCTTATGGCAGTTGATAGTAAATTATCTCCGTCCATTGCCCGCATGATTGATACAGATTCTGAGGTCGGTTGCTCCATGGGATGCAATATTAGCTACTCAGATTGTAGTATTTGCGGTAACCGCGCTCGGACCGAATTAGAGTACTGCAACCACGTTGCTTATTCTAAAGGCTCTACTGTTTTAGTTCCAGCCAACCAAATTAGAAATTTATTGAAAGAAGGAAAACTAAGACCGGAATGGATAAAATGGGTATTGAAAAGAGAAGCAGATCAAAGAGAAGTTCTTTCTGGAAAAACAAGTAGAATGGTAACTGCTACTGTTTTTGAAATAAATTATGGTCTCTCATTTTTTGAATTAAGTGTAGTAGCAAATCCAGCATATATTAGAGGATATAAATTAGAAAAAATTGCCTCTATGTTAAAACAAGGATTTCAAGAATTACTTCCTCTGGTGAAAGTTGCTGAAGGAGAAGAAGTAGAAGTTCATGTTGATGTAACAAATGATTATTTTAATTCTTCGACTGCAAAGAAGGCAAAAGAATATAATAAAGATTTTAAAGATTGGTCTGATATAGAGAAATATGAATATTTAAGAGATGGAGAAATTGCTAAGGAAGCATTAAAATCTAGCCAAATAAAAAAAGTTTATGTTGAAACTGAAGATAGATCAAAGTTAGAAAAAGTTGGTGCTAAATTTGTTCCTATGGATGGTACTACTTTTGTTCAATTAACAAATCCTGAGATTTTATTAGGATTAAAATTTGCTTTAAAAGAAGAATTTTTGAAATTTGGTGCTATGGAGTATAAAAATACTGGTTTAGATTTAACTGATGTGCTTGCGTTTGATATTCTTGTTTCTCAACAAGGGAAGCAACCTCAAGAATTAGTTGATAATATGTATGAACAGGCGGGAGGCGATGAAAAGAAACTTCGTGTTATTAATGATTGGGTAAAAATGCTTCAAACTAAATATAAAGTTGTTCCAAGAGAATATAAATTAGAAAAAAAAGAAATAAAAAATATAGAAGAAGGAGAAAAAGGTATGGTTGAAAAAAAGAAGGTTCCTGAAAGTCAGAAAGAAGCAATGCTTGAAAAGGAAGCTGTTGAAAATATTAATGAAATTATAAGAAAATTTGATGCATTTATAAAGAAAAAAAACAAAACTTATAATAATTTTCTTGTTGAATTAGAAGGGGGAACATATGGAGAAGGGCTTGATGTAGAAGATTTTGTTCGAGACTGGATTTTTCATAATGATTTGAAATTAAATAACAAGGAAGTTTCTATTCTTATAAATTTTGTTAATAAACAAATAGAAGAAGAAGAGGTAGAAATTGATCCAGCATTGGATTTTGAATCTAGAATTGCGGATGAGGTGGTGAAACTTATAGACGAGGAAGAATATGATCCAGATGAAGCTTTTTCGATAGTAATAGAAGAACATTATGGAAAAGGTTATGTTAATTTAGACCAATCAATTAAAAAAGACATTTTAAAAAAGTTAAGAGATAGAGGAATTAAAATTTCTTCAAAAAGAACAGCAATCTACGATGGTCTTCCTTCAACTGCAGAAGATATAAAAGATGAAGGAATTGATATTGAAAAAACAGAAATAAAAGAATGGGATAAAATGTCAGAGAAAGGAGATAAAATGATTGAAAAGGAGAAAGAATCACGTTCTCCTGGTGTTATTTTTCTTAAAGATGAAGTTTCTGCTGCTAAAGTAGTAAGAGATACAAAAAAAGCAGTTCAGGAGTTAAAACTTCAAGTAGAAGCTACTCTTAAGAAATTAACAGGAGAACTTCCTCCAGGATTGAAAGAATATATGGAGAAGAAAAAATTAGAAAAAGGGTTAGGAGAAAAACCAAAAGAAGAAGGTTTTGAAAGAAAAGAAGAAAAACCTGAAGAAGAAAAGAAACCTGAACTTAAACCAGGTGAAAAAGTTGAAGAAAAGAAACCTGAAAATGTAAAGGAGGTTTTACAAAACGCTGTTACTGATTTAAAAGAGGTTCATGAAGATCTTGAAAAAGTTGAAGAAAAACTGGAAGGAGAAGCTGAAAAACCTCTTGCAAGTGTTCTAAAAGGTAATAAAAGGTATGGGAGACACTTGCAATTCGCAGTAGAGGAAGCTCTTAGAGAAGCAAAACCTGTTATTGAAGATGCTCAGGAAGCAGTAGAAGAAGCTGAGAAAATTATCACAGATACTATAAAAGATTTGGAGAAGGTTGAAAAACCAAAAGAACTTGGAAAAGAAAAAGAGCTTGAGAAACCTAAAGAAGAAGAAAAATTTAAAGAAAAAGATGAAGGAGGTGAGAATGTGGCGAAAAAAATAGAAGATGTTATTGCTGGTGCTGAAAGTATTAAGAAAGCCAGCGATCAGTTGAGTAAGATTTTTGATAAAGAAGCAACTTCATTTCCACCTACTGGAGCAAAAGACCCTGGAGATTATGGAGAACCTCCAGTTGCTAAAGAGTTATCTACTTGGAAGGGATTTAACCAAGAGTATGAAAAGATGAAAGGAAAAGAAAAGAGAACCGAGTTTGATACTCCAGAAGGAAGAGTAGATTTGTTAACTGGGATAGTTGCAAAGTTGTTTGTTAATAGAGAAAAAAGAGGAGATGCCTATTGGTTAGTAACAAAAGAGGGAAGTAATTTTGCAATGAAATCTACTTTTGCAGATGTTACTGGTAATGATAATTTAACAGAAGAGAATTTTAAAAAGTTCTGTTCGAATTCGTATAAATTGTTGATATTGAAAACTGTTTCAAACAAAGGTCTTGATGATACTCGTAGGGAAATGTTTGGAAGTTGGGTAAAAGTAAAGAAAACTGCTGCTCCTTTTGAAGGAAAAGAGATTACAACTGTTCCTAAAGGATTATATGATTCTCATGAAGGTGATAAGGATTCTGGAAAAGCTCGTCCAGGAGTTGAAGCTGTTGATGCTCCAAAAGTTGCTGGAGATAAGAAGTATTTTACAGAAGCTTTTGGTGATTCTGGATATGCAGGAGAACTTACAAAAGCAAAGGTAGCTTCTATTGTGAAAGAGAATGAAGATTTAAGGAAGAAAGTTAAGGCTTTGGAAGAAGATCGAATTGCTGAGGCTCTTGTAAAGAGGGCTGTTGATTTAGCACGAAAAGCTGCTGCGGCTGGAGTAATTCCTTTTGATGCAGAATCTGTTACTGAGAAAGCTCAAGAGTATTCGGAGCTTGATGATAAAGGTTTTAAAGCAGTTGAGGATACTTTAAATGTTCTTCCTGTAGTGAATGCAAAAGCTTTGAAAGCTTATCAAATTCCAGAAGCTGAGAACGTTGATAGTGGAATTGTATATGATGCAACAGAATCTGTTAGAGATGAAAGAATTGAAGGAAAACATCCAGATCAATTAAAACTTGATAATATGAAAGATGATGTAGAAAGTGCTGCAAAACTTTCAAAGAAAGCAGATATAGGTTTAACTGAAGAGGAAGAAGTAATTCCTCCAGTTCAAGAAAAGTCAAGATTTGAGAGGCCTGCAATAGTAGAAGAGGAAACTACTGAAGAAGAATTAACTGCAGATGTGAAAGAAAGGATTAGGAAGAAAGCAAGTGTAGTTCCTCAACTTCATAAAGCTACTGCAGATTTAGAAAGTGGTAATCGTGTTCCTGATTTTTCGAATAGGTTTACTACTATTCAAAACACTTTGAGAAAGAAAGGGATTGAATATGCACCTAAGGTTCATTACTACAAAAGGTAATCGTTAATCGTTTAATCGTTTTTAGGAGGTGAAATTTTAATGGCAAAAGTATTGAGAGAAGGATATTTTGGTTGGGAGGAGTCTCTAAAGATAGCTGGGACCTTTTCTTCAGGTTCAACAGGCATTATGGGATGGACTCCGAGCTTTACTTGGATTCCTGGGCAATGTTTAAAATTAGATCCTACAGATCCAACCTATGGTATTTTGTGTGATACTGCTGGTGAGCAGATTTTTGGTATTGTGATGGATGATGATACCGAACTCGCTCAACCACCTGCAGCGGAATTAGCTACTGTTTTGCATGGTCATAGTTCGATTAAAATTGATCATACTGCAGAAAATGCGGCTGGAACTGTTAATTCTTCTTATCTCGCTTATGAAAAGGCTTCGGTTGAAGCTAGTACACCAATGGATTTGCTTTGGACTAACGCAAGTGGTAAACTTTCTACCACTGCTTCTGGAAGTGCAAATAGGCCTGCTGGATTTGTAAGACAGGTACCTTCGGTAGGCAATAATTACACCTTGAGATTGATTTTATTTGGATAATCGTTAATCGTTTAATCGTTAATAGGAGGTGAAATTTTAATGGTAAAGAAAAATGCAAGTGCATATCCGCCTGGATTTAGGAAGGAAGCTCCGAGAGGAGGTTTTGCAGTGAAAGCAGATGCTGACTATAAAACTATCGATCCTTACAATCTTCATAATGAAGCAGATGAAACTGAAGAGATTTGGAATCTTCTACAAACAGAAGCTGGAAGGCAGGCTTTAGGGGCTCAAATGGCGATACCAATCCGAACGCAGTTAGATTATCAAGGAATGTGTCGTAGATTTTTTGAGATCGATGTACTCGCTCAAGGACAAATCGCACGTTATGACAAAGACATTTTGGGGTTTGCAACTACTGTTGCAAAACGTGGAGAAGTTATAGATTTTATCGTTGAGGGAGAGTATGTTGAGCCTAAAACTTGGGAGATTTTTGCTCCAGAGGGAATTAGGTTGTCTGAAATTCAACAGAGAAGGTTTAATGTTTTGGATCGTATGCAGGAGAAGATTCGTATTCATGTTCAATTGGAAGAGGATACTCAGTTTTTAGCATTGGCAAATGCTACAGTTTTAGCTAACGTTGCTAACAATCCAATTACAACTAGTACTACAGGTTTAAATAAGGATTTTCTAAATGAATTAGCTGCAGTGGTTCAAGTTCATGACCTTCCTGCTTATGCATTCTTAATGAATATGGATTCTTATTCACATATTAGGTCTTGGCAGAGAGATGATGTAGATCCAGTGACTCAAAGAGAAATTATGCAAACTGGTTTAATGGCTACCATTTGGGGAATTGATATTATAGTTTCTCGTTTGGTTCCTGATATGACAGTTTATTGTTTATCCGAGCCTCGATTTACTGGAGTGTTTCCAATTAGAACTGACTTGATTTTGATGCCGGATGATGAACCTAAGCGTGCTTTGATTGCTTATGTTGGTTATGAAGAAATCGGAATGTTGTTTGTAAATGCAAATTCAGTTGCTAAAGGAACCTTCACAGGTAGAGTAATTTGTCCGTGTGGTACTTAATTAGTTGAAAATGAAAGATAGAAGGTGAAATAGGACTTCGCCTCTATCTTTTATTAAAAAAGAGAGGTATAGATGATAAAACGAAAAGATGAATTAGATACAGATAAAAGGTTTGAGGGTCCTTTTTCTGAATCTACTGAAAAGTTAAATAAAATTATGGAGAAGTTGCGAGCAAGATTATATACTCTTGCAGAAACTGCTTTAGTAACTGAACAGCAATCAACTTCTTTTAAAAGAGCAGTAAAAGATTATACTTCTGAGGCTTGGAATGAGATAAATGAAATAGTTAAAGAGTTAGAAACAAAGTAAAAATTAATGTAAGGAGGAGTAAAATGAAAAGAATTCCTAGTAAAGTGGTTGCGGCTCCAGGTTATTCTGCTTCTGTTGATATTGGAAAAAGAGGAATTAAGTTAACCTCTTTTGAGCCCGTTAATTTGCTTGAGTATTTTACTAAAGAAGAAATTCAGCAGTCAGATAGCTTGAGAGAAGCATTTAGGCAAGGTTGGGTTGTTGCTTTTAAAGGTCAGGAACTACCGAAAAAGTCTGAACCAAAGATAAAGATTCCTGATATGAGGGTTTCCCAAAATCCTTCTTCTGCAAAAATTAAAATAGTTGAGAAGAAAAATAAAGGTCGAGAATCTGATTATGGTTATGAAACTGAAATTCCAGAAGCTACTCAAACTTTAATCAAAGATGCTGCTGATAATCAAAAACGTAAAAAATTGGAAGAAAAAGAAGAATTGCTTAAAAGTCAAAAAGAAAAATTTGAAACGGATGTTGTTATAAGTAAAGGTAAAGTTGATATTCCTAAAATAACTACAGTTAGAATTGATGGGAAAGAAGTTATGAATTGGAAAGCTGTAAAAAAAGGAAAAAAACCAGTGGAGGAAAATAAAATTAAGGTTGATTTACAAGAAAAAACAGTAACCGAAGAAGAATAGGAAGAAAAAAATTAATAGTTTTAATATATTTTAACTAGGAGTATATATGATATACTATGCCCGCAGAAGGTATCAAAATTTTGCGGATAATGAAAATGCTGTAGATAATGCCTCGTCTGGATCTTGGACATTATTTGGACTTGTTGAAGATACCGATCATATCGTGGATTTCCAGGGAGTTTATTTTAATGGAACGGGTGGGGATTTTTTAACTTTAAGAGATAAATATGGAAATATAATTTATTATACTGTTAATGCGACCCCAATGTTAGAACCAGATATTTTGGTATCTCCAATAACAATTAGACTTCCAATTGAGTACTTAACGAATGCCAGCGGCAGTTCTATAAGAGTTTTTGGAAAATATATGTGAGGAACTGCGAGAATGTTAAAAAAATTTATAAATGAACAAGAAAAAGAAATTTGTAGACAATATAATGAAGATAAATTAAGTACTGTAGTTTTAGCGAAGAGGTGGGGGTGTGTTAATACTACAATTGGAGATATTATCCGAAGAAATGGTTTTTCTTTAAGAAGTGCTAATGAGGCTAATAAAGGCCAAAAAGCTTGGAACAAAGACATTCCTTGTTCTGATGAAACGAAAAGAAAAATAAGTATAGGAAACAAAGGCCAAAAAGCTTGGAATAAAGATCTTACTAAAGAAACTGATGAAAGAGTAAAGAAAATAAGTGAATCACAAAAAGGTAAACCAAAATCTGAAGAACTTAGAAAAAAATTTAGTGAATCCCATAAAAATATTCCCCATTCTGAAGAACGTAAAAGAAAAATAGGTGATGCATTGAGGGATAGGCCTCTTTCTGAAGAACATAAGAGAAATATAGGTATTAGTAATAAAGGTAAAATACGTTCGGAAGAATCTAGGAAAAATTTGAGTAAATCTCATGAAGGAAAAACGAATGGGCCACTTTCTGAAGAAACAAAAAATAAATTAAGGGAAAAAGCGTTGTTTAGAGTTCAAAATCATTCAGGTCCTTATAAAAATACTAAACCAGAACTTAAAATGAAAGAAATTCTAACAGAATTAAACATTCCTTTTGAACATCAGTTTCGTCTTCGAAATCATTTGTTTGATTTTCATATTTTAAACACTAATATTTTAATAGAGGTTGATGGAGATTACTTTCATGGGAATCCAAAGAAGTTTAATAAGTTAAGTAAGATTCAAAAACAATGGAAACAGAAAGATATTGAAATAAATGAAGTAGCAATAGAAAACAACTATATTCTTTTAAGATTTTGGGAAAGTGATATTTTAAAAAATACTGAAGAAGTGAAAGAAGAATTAGCAAGACTTTAAAGGAGATTTATGAAAAAAAAATCTTCAAAAAATGATAAAAATGGAAAATGGCAAGGGATGGTAGAAGAGCGAACTAATTATTTAGTAAGGACTGTGGATGAAACCAAAGAAAGTATTGAAAAATTACATAATAAATTAGATGAAAAATTTAAAGAATTAAAAACTTGTGTTGATGGAAAGTTTGAAAAACACAATACTCACCATGTAAATGTAGAAAAGAAATATAGGACATATTTTTTAATTGTAGGGGCGATTGCCATAGGTGGATGTTTAGCAAATCCTGATAGCTTCAAATTTTTTGTATCTATGATTACAAGATTTATAGGAATGTTTTAAAGGAGATTTAATTGATTTATTATCAAAACTTTCCAGAAACTTCTGGTTCATTAAGCTCACTCCCAATTCGTGATAATTTTAGTTTTTTAAAAACCGGTTTGGACGTTCATAGTTCAAGTTCGGCTAATCCACATTCCACTACTCTGGATCAGGTTTGTGATGCTGATGCTACTACAGATCAAGCGATTACAGTTACTTCTTCAGGTTCTGTATTAAAGTCTTTGAGAGTTCAGAATGACGAATTAGTAGGTGGAAATTTAGGAGTTAAAGGTGTTGTTACTCTTGGGAGTGTAAATACTTGCACTTTAACTCAAGCAACTGGAACACAGGATTTAACTCTTGCAGGATCATCTTTAATAATAGATGGGTATGGATTAGATGCTGGGTATGATTCTATTATAAGAGGTAATTTAGAGGTTACAAGTTCTGGTTCTGTATTAAAGTCTTTAAGAGTTCAGAATAATGAATTAATTGGTGGAACTTTAGAAATAAAAGGTAATACTCAAGTTGATGGAACTATTCAAGTATTAACTTCTGGTTCAGTTCTAAAATCTTTAAGAGTTCAAAATAATGAATTAATTGGTGGTAATTTAGAAGTAAAAGGTAATATATTAGTAGATAGTTCAGGTTCTGTATTAAAATCTTTAAGAGTTCAGAATAACGAACAGATAGGTGGAAATTTAAAAGTAGAAGGGACTGCAACTATTGATGGAAATCTTACTTGTGGAATGCATATTTATTTTGGAACTAATTATGATGCAGATCTTTCGTTTAATCATGTGTTAGGTTATGTGACTTTAAATAAGGAACTTCGTCTTTCATCTGGCGTAAATATTTACGCATTTGATGCTCTTTTGGCAGGTGAACTTGAATTAAATTATAATCATGATGGGATTGTTTGTATATGGTTTAATAAAACTCCATCTGGGCAAGAAAGCTTAGAATGGAAAGATGCGACTTTAAGATTTGAATTTAGTGATAATTTATTTGTAGACGGAACAATAGTAAATTCAACTTCAGGATCAGTATTAAAATCTTTAAGAGTTCAAAATAATGAATTAATTGGTGATAATTTAGAAGTTAAAGGTAATATATTAGTAGATAGTTCTGGTTCAGTTTTAAAATCTTTAAGAGTTCAGAATAATTTACAAGTTGGTGGAAGTTTAACTGCAAATTTAATATTGAATGATGTAGAAGCATATGGTGATGTTTATATAAATTATGGCACTACTTATGCAGATGCAATTTTGTATTTTGGATGGGGCAGTGTCATTCCTAACGGTAGTGGTTATCAAACCCTTAAATTGAATAAAACTACTTTAGGATTTGAATTTAGTAATAATGTTTATACGCCCGGAAATATTATAGCAGCAGCTTCTGGTTCAGTATTAAAATCTCTTCGAATACAGAATAATGAACAAATAGGTGGAAGTTTAGAAGTAAAAGGTAATATATTAGTAGATAGTTCTGGAAGTATTTTAAAGTCTTTAAGAGTTCAGAATAATTTACAAGTCGGTGGAAATATTATTGGAGGTAAGAAAACTATAATATTACCAATAGATGCAGCAATATTACCAGATAATTCCGCAGGTAATATGGCAGCAACGATAGAAAGAATAAAATCATCTGCAGGTGCTCCTTCTCCTCATTTTATGCAAGCTTGGTTTAATTCTACAACTGATAGCTTTTTATATTGGGACTTTAGAATGCCTAACGATTATGGTTCAGGATTAACTGCTAAAGTTCAATATAAAATGCAGACTGCAACAAGCGGTTCTATTGTTTTAGGGGTAGCATTAATGGCAGTTACTCCTGGAGATGCTCAAAGTGTAGATGCAGATTCTATGGGCACTGTTAATTCTGCGACTGATACAGTTCCAGGAACTGTAAAATATCTTGATGAAGTGTCAATAATTTTGACAAATACAGATAGTCTTGTAGCGGGAGATTTTGTAGTAATTTATTTAATGCGAGATGCAGATAATGTTAGTGACACGGCTAAAGGAGATGTAAATGTGGTTGCATTTTCCTTGGAATATAATACAAGTTAAGGAGAATTTATGGCGATAGATTTTACTGCTGCAACAAGTGAAATTACAATTTCGAGTGATACTCCATATAATTTTGAATATGACTCATATCCAGTAACATGGGCGATATGGGTTAATGTTGCAAATTTCAGCACTTTTCAATATGGTGGAATTATTTATGGAAATTTTTTCCAGACTTTTGGGGGGGCAACGACCCAAAGAAACTCTGGATATAATTTTAGAAGCAAACAAGTTAGTGGAGTGAATTATTTTGGAGCGTGGATGAGGGCAACAGGAAATGTATGGGTGTATACTTGGACTCCTGTAACTGATACGTATTTGACTAATACTTGGTATCACGTGTGTGGAGTCATAGCTGCAACTACTCTCAAAATTTATGTAAACGGGGTTCAAAGAGCAAGTTCTGCAATAGATGGAAATATTATTTGGAGTGATACTCATGCCAGTATTACTCAGATTCGTCTTGCTTGGTGCCAAGATGGGCATTGGTATGGAAAACAGGCAGAATTTGCTATTTGGAACACAGCTTTATCTGATGCAGAAATCTTACAATTATATTCTCCTTTTAAAAGAGGAATGCCTTTGCAAATTCAATCTGCAAACCTTCAAGGTTATTGGCCATTAGACGATTTTGGAGCTTCTGGACTTGTTGCTTCAGGAGCTAATACAATAATAAATAGAAGTAAAAATGCTCAACATGGAACTCCAGTAAATTCTCCTACAGGTGTAGGTGATCCAATAAGTAATAGAGGAAGAATAATTGTAGTATAAAAATGAAAATAAAATTAATAAATTAAAGGAGGTATAAATTATGTGTGCTGCAAATTTCTCATTTGATGAAAGTAACGATGCCGGGGAGGTTATAACTGTAGGGATTACAAATTTAAATTTTGGTTCGGATGATTCTCCAAATTTAGTGCCGGTAACTTATCCAATCGTTGCAGGACAAAATAGTTTTGACAAATATGTTAAAGGGGCATTTAGTGGTTCTTTTACAAGGGTAGACAACTTTAAGTTTTGGAAAGCGAGTGGAAGCTATGTTACTGCGGAAGGATGTAGTTTTTCTGGGTCAGTTGCATATGTTCAACCTGCACAGGCGTTGAATGGCGATGCTGCTGTTCCTACGGCTGAACCAACAGATCCAAACGTCGCAATTCATTATGACATTTTTGGATATATTGATGGACCTGCAAATTCAGGTTATTCAAAAAAGACAGACTATTGTCGACTTCAGCTGCAGACTACAGTAGCAACACCTGGTGGACCTGTGAATCAAAAAACTTTTTGCCTTCAATATGACGAGCAATAAAAAGTAAAGAAATCTTTTAAATTCAATTAAAGGAGGAAGTTATGTACTGGAAAGCAAGATTTAAAAATCAGCATATTTTAAATCAATTTGATAGTGCCGGAAAAGAAAAATTGTTTAGAGAAGTGTTGGACCGTCAAGAGGATCTTGAGATATTTGAGTTGGCTGAAGATGGGAAAATATATTCTGTAAATCTCCAGACTGGAATGTTTACTATTAATGGAATAAATATTTTTCCTATAACGAAAGAAGAAATAGGAATTTCTCTGAGAGATGCAAACTATCGAATTATTTATTATAAAAGAATGCAGACGAATTTTACTGTTCAAAAATTAGAAGAGCCTAAAATTCATTCGTATCTTTTAGGATGGCAAACTTTAGTTAATGGTAAAAACTTTCAAAGGATTTTGCAAATATTTCCTGATGGTAAGTTGTTTTTGAAAACGAATAAAGATTAGAATGAGTAAAAATTAAAAAATAATCTAATCAAATAGATTTAAAAGGTCAATTCTATGACTAATATCTATATTTGGGACATAAACAAATGGGATGATGGACGTATCTGGGATGGAACTGGAGAAATACAAACAAAACAGCAATTAATTAGATCTGATGCTAATGTTAAGACTTTAGACCAACAACAAATAATTGTTTCTGATGCTACTGTTTTAATTCCTAGTAATCAGCAGACTATATTATCTGATGCTAATGTTTTAATTCCTAGTAATCAGCAGACTATATTATCTGATGCTAATGTTAAGACTTTAAGCAATCAGCAGATAATTGTTTCTGATGCTAATGTTAAGACTTTAAGCAATCAGCAGATAATTGTTTCTGATGCTACTGTTTTAATTCCTAGTAATCAGCAGACTATATTATCTGATGCTAATGTTAAGACTTTAAGCATTCAGCAGACTATATTATCTGATGTTAATGTTAAGACTTTAAGCATTCAACAGACAATTACTTCTGATACTAATATTAAAGTTTTAAATAAACAGCAGATAATTGTTTCAGATACTAATATAGTAACTGAAAATGTTCAGCAGATTATTAATTCAGACGCTGTTATTAAAGTTGAAAACATTCAACAGACTATATTATCAGATGCTAATATTGAAGTTTTAAATAATCAACAGATAATTACTTCTAATGCTAATATAGTAACTGAAAATGTTCAACAGATTATTAATTCAGATGCCAATGTTGTAATTCCTAATAATCAGCAGATAATTGTTTCTGATGCTAATGTTAAGACTTTAAGCAATCAGCAGATAATTGTTTCTGATGCTAATGTTAAAGTTTTAAATGTTCAACAGATAATTATTTCAGATGCTAATGTTGTAGTTCTAAATAAGCAACAGATACTTATAACAGATGCTAATGTTAAAACGGAAAACATTCAGCAAATACTTGGATCTGATAGTAATGTACTAATTGAGAATAAACAACAGATAATTGTTTCAGATAGCAATATAATAATTGAAAATAAACAACAGACAATTGTTTCTGATACTAATATTAAAGTTTTAAATAATCAACAGACTTTAAATTCAGATACTAATATAGTAACTGAGAATGTTCAACAGATAATTATATCAGATGCTAAT